TTACCGACACGCCCGCGCTTGATCGCGCAGAACTGCGTAATCGCTCAGCATTGCGACCACGACTGCGCCCTCCGGCAAAGCCCCGACCTCTTCGGCGGCCCTGTCTTGGTCAGCGGCGGTATAGTCGACCACGGGTGGGCAAGGTGCCCAAGTGTCAGAACCGGCCATCGCGCAGGCGCCGAGCCAAAGCATCACGATCAGCGGGGCGGTTGCTTGCGGCGTCAAGCATCTGACGTTGGATTTCATGTGTTCTCTCCGATGTTGAAAGGCGCTCGGCCAATCGCCCGGCGCGTTCGCCAGCCCGGCGCAGGTTGAACATGAACAGCAGGATCGCTGCAGCCGCGAGGATCAGGCCCAGCGTTTTGCGCGCCGGGCCGCTGGCGAGGATGGCGGTGATCCAACCCATCACCGCTGGCCCCGCTTCCAGTCATCGATCCGGGCATGGATGGCGACGGCGATGCCAATCAACGCCACGGCGATGAACACCCAGCGCAGGGTGTCGAGGTAGGGCACGAGGGGCAGGATCGCGGACTGGGTTTCCGCCAGAACCTCTTGCGCCACTTCGACACCGGCCGCACCGACCGTGGCGATGCCTGCAGCCCCACCGCCTTTCAGGGTGCGGCTGTCGGCCAGAACTTCGCGGGCGGGCGGGATCTCCGGCACAAAGGGTGTTGCGCGAACCGGGAAGGGTTCACCCCAAGACCGCGCGGGACCAAGGTCGATGTGCATGAAGCCAGAGCGGGGGTAATACCCGAAGCCAAGAAAGCCCACCGCCCTCGCCGCCGCTTCGAATGCCACGGGATCGTGGTTCGACATGGCGATGTCGAAGGCTGTGGCCTGCATGTGCTTGGAAGCCGGGGCCCCACCGACGGCGCGGTTATGTTCGGGGCTGCGATAGGCAGAGCGGACGATCAGCGGCTTGCCCAGACGGTCGCGCAGGGCCTGCAGCTTGTCCATGGCTTCGGTGTTGATCTTGATCGCACCGGTGCCGCGGCAGGCAATCTCGGCGGGTGAGAAGTTCGGCCAGCGCCAGCTGCTCTTGGGCGCGTCGCGGAAGTGGGCATAGGTGGTGGTCGGCATGATGGATCCTCCAAATGCAAAACCCGCCTCTGGGGCGGGTGGGGGTGTCGTTCAGGTTGGTTGGGTCGGTTTGTCAGTCAGTCGCTTCGGCCGCGTTGGAACGCATCGAAGAGCATGTCGCGCATGGCGCGGATATCGGTCTCGATGCGGTCGAGCCGGTCGGCGTCGGCCCTGCGGTCTTCGGCGCGCTGGTGCTCGACGCGGTCCCGCTCGAGGCCAAGCTCACGGTCGAGGCGCTCTAGAAGCGCTTCGTTTGTGAAGGCCTTTCGGGTGACGGCGGCGGCAAGTGCCAGGGAGCCACCGATCAGGGCGGTGAGGGCCGCGGTCAGGCCGTGGTCGCGGAAGGCCTGCGCCACGCCACTGATGAGGCTGGGTTTGTCAGTCATTGTCAGGCTTTCTTGCTGGAGGGAATGTCAGACCGAGGCAAAGCCGGTCCAGATCGCGTCGATGTCATCTTCCGACAGACCGGCTGCGCGCGCGATCATCGCGGTCATCGGGTCGATCCGGTAGGCCATCTGGAAGGCGGCAAAGGTGACTCGGGCATCGGTCTGGTCGGGTTCCGACAGGGCGGCGAATGTGGGCTCAAGGGCTGCAGGAACGACGCCGGTTGCCGCTGCGGCAATGGCTTCCTCTGCGCTGAACAAGCCCAGTCGGTGCAGCGCAATGAAGACCTGGCGACGGGTCAGCGGCGGGATCGCGGCCTGGAGATCTTCGGGCTCCGGATCCGGAACAGGTTCGGGCGCGATGTCTGGTCTTTTCGAGGCCTTGGGCCAGAGGGCATGGCCTGGTTCGACGATGACCACATGGCCGCTGTCTTCGGTCAAGGCGAGGATGGTGCGTGCGGCATTGCGCCATTCGGCTTGCATGGATCAGATCCCGATCAGAGAGCGCTGGTTTGCGAGGTAGCGGACGTTACGGATGAGCGAGAGGCTGGTGTAGTCGACGCTGTCATTGCTGCCGCCGGTGCGCCCGGTGGCGCCGAGGCGGATGCAGAGGGTCTGGCCGGCCGTGAGGGTCACATCGAGGCTGCGCGCGGTCCAGGATGTGCTGGAGGTGCCCCACTCCTGCAGCACCACGCCATCTCTGACCACGGCGCCAAACTGAGTATTTGCATCGCCACTTCGGGACTGTTCGAAGGCTACCCGCAGAGCGCAGTCGCGCGTGGCCGTGATCCCGGTTTCTCCGACGAGAAAGTGATAGCTGGTCCCTGAGCCGGATTTGGAATGGCTGAGGGACAGACTGCCTCCCCCGGAACAATGCTTCAGGAGGACGGTATCGGCGGCGACCGTCGGTGCCATCTGATCGGGCAGGAGGTTCGAGACCTCGGCGACCAGCGCCGCGATGGCCTGCGCCACCCGCAAGGGCGTCATCAGCGTGGCATTGTCCGTGCCCGCTTGTGCCTGCGCGAGACTGGCGAGCCCGAGCGTGGCCCCGGTGCCAAGCCCAAGCGCCGTGCGTTGCGCCGCAACCGTGGCTGCTGCGATCAGCGCCCGCCCGGCCTCGGTGGTGCCCACAAGTTCGAACCCGCCGGAGGCTAACGTGCCGACCGCGATCCAGCCGGTGTTGAGGGCATTCCTGACCTTCAGGATAGGACTGGCCCCTGATGCGTCAACCCAAAGCTGCCCGGCCGTGGTGTTGGTCGGTGCCACAGCCCCGAAGGCGCAGGACTGGAGTGCGGCGAGGATCAGGTTCAACTCGGCGCGGAACTGCGCACCGGACTGGTTGGCAAGGTTGTAGTCGACCATCAGAAGACCTCTTCCGCATGGATGCGGAGCTTGGAGACAAGAACGTTGTAATCGGGGCTGGCCGACATGAGCCGCGCGCGCAGTTCCACGGCGCGCAGCTCATCTTCGGAGCTGTCGAGCCGGGACCAGGCGGACCAGACCGGTGCTGCCGCTGGATTGTCGTCGGTGCTGCGGGCCTCGACGATGACGTCGATCTCGGCCCCGTCGGTGTCATCGACATCGAGCCAGCTGTCGATCAGGGCGGTCCGGTCATCCAAGAGCCCGGCGAGGGAGAGTGCGGCGACATCGATTTCCGAACGGAGGCGGACGAGACGCAGGGCACCGAAGTCCATGCCGACCGGGAAGGTGAACGTGCCCTCGAACGCAATGTCGCTGAGTTTCAGCGCCGCGCCATCGACCGCGACGTTGATCTTGTCGCCGATCCAGGCCGGATCAGCGGCAAGGCTCATCACCGGCGCAAATGGCAGCGCCTGCGCGCCCTTGGTCACGACGCTGGCGAGGGGCCCGAGATTGCCCGAGTTGTCCCGTGCCCGGACAAGATAGGTGCCGGGCTTCAGCGGCACGAGGGCCACGGCATCGGAGCCCGCCACCTCGTCCATGCTGGTCGAGGTGGCCCAGGTTGCGGTCAGCGCGCCTGAATGGCGAATGACGATACGCCCGCCGATCCGTACGTCGAGATCGGCCGAGGGGAACCATTTCAGGATGGCGAGACCACCGGCGGTCTGGATCGTCAGGCTTTCCAGCGCCGCAGGCGGGGCGGTCAGCCCGAGGATTTCGATCTCGGCGCTGACGTAAGGCGAGGAGACCCCGATCACCGACAGCGACTTCACCGCCACCTCCCAGCGGCCGGGTTTGACATCGCGGATTTCCCAGAACAGCTGATCGGTGCGCCCGAGCGTGATCCAGTCCTCGCCAGTGGCGACCCCGTCCTTGTCCAGCACCCGCCGCGCCCGGATCTGGTAGTCCCGCACGAAGTCCGAAGGTGCTTCGGTCCAGCTTGCCTTGATGAGCGTCCGCACACCCGTCCCGCCGCGGGTCTCGTACATCTCCTCGGCGAGATGCGGCGTGCCGGGGGCGGGCACATCGGCCGGTCCCGGCAGGGTCGTGCGCGGGGCCGCCGCATAGATTGCTTCTTCGGTGGCCTGCCAGTCATAGACCAAGGGTGAAGTTTCGCGGAGGACCAGTTCCGGCAGGAGAAGCGCGCCATCGCCAGACGCCGTCAGATCGAGGCTCACGCCCTGCACCTCGAAGGGTTTGGCGGCAAAGCCCCAGCGGACATAGGAGAGCATCACGATCTCGCCGACCCCTGCGCGCCAGGCGGCGAGCTTGCCTGCGAGCTTCACCGTCATCTGGCGCCGGGCACGTTCCAGCTCGATCTTGGCCAGCCGCTGCGCCATGGCCGCCGAGATCGTGAACGGGAGCGACAGATCGCGCCACTTCCGCTCGCTGCCGTCCTCGGAGAGATAAACCTCGCTGGCATAGGCCGGGAAGTCGTCGGGCTGCCAGTCGTTCTCCGGGCTCACGAACTGGCCGCGCACAGCGTTGAAGTTGGCTGACTGGCTGACGCGGGTGGCGAGCACCAGCCCGCCCGCGCGCACGTCATCGGCGGTCAGCGTGACTTCGGGCACCCGGTACGCCCCGGCATGGATGCGCCAGGTGCCGCCCTGCACCGCGCAGCGCCCGGCCATGGCAGAGAGCAGGCCCTCGATGATCGTCTTCGGGCTTTCCGCGAGCGAGACGACACCATTGCAGCTGTAGCGCCGTTCCGATCCTCCGGTCGCAAGTGGCACCATCTCGTCGCAGATATTGGCGGCCTCGATCACGCTCTCGACGTCAGTCCCATCCGCAGCCCCGATCCCGGCCCCGACGCCGTAAGAGGATTGGGCGAGATAGTCGGCAAGGCAGAGGGCCGGGTTCTCAGAGTAGCCCCTGAGCCCGGTACGCGGGTCGAGGATGTCGTCCTTTCCTTCGATGTCGACGGTGATGTTCGGGATGCCGCCGGGGAAGGCATCCGGGTCATAGGTCAGCCGAAGATAGAGCGCGGCACAACCCGCCAGCCGGTGTGCGGGGGTCCATTTGCCAGGGACATCGGCCACAAGGCTGGCGAAGGCGGTCTGGTCCTCGGCCCCGAGGCGTTTCTCCACCGAGATCTTGCCCGACCAGCGACCTTGGACGAGGCCGCCCGCGGTCACGGCCATCTCGCCGTCGAACCAGACCGCCCCGATCGACTTCACCCGGTGCGCGGCCAGCACGATCACCAGATGCAGATACTGGTCCTTGGCCCCCGAAGCATGCAGGAAGACAATGACACCGCCCTTCCTTGCCCGCCCGTACACCATGTCGCGCGGCACCACTGGCTCGCGCACCGTGACCGTGCGGGCCTGCAGTGCAACCTTCGGCTTCGGCATCAGGGCCTGGGAGGCATAGGAAAGCAGCAGCGTGCCGCCAAGCCGCACCAGCGCCGCACCGATCCCGCCCGCCGCCAGCACGCCGGAGATCGCCCCGGCGATGGCCGTGACCGCAGAGACGATGAAGGGCATGGGGGTCAGTTCTTTCTAAATGCGCCAGGCAAAGGCACAAGACGACAGCGGGACGAGGACCAGGCCCTCGGGCGCAATCCCGGCCGCCCGCGCGCCGAGGCAGACCCCGAAGCCGAGCCCGGTACCCGCCAGCACCAGATCGCCCCGCTGGGCGAGAGGAACCGAGGGCAATGGCTCGCCCAGAAGATCGCGGCCAGCGGCTTCCAGGGACTGCCAGCCCAGCCGCCGCATCACCCGGACCGCGCCGCGCGCCGTGGTGTAGCGGCCACGCCAAAGGGCCGCGACGTCGTAGGACCCGGTCAGGTCACGGCGCAGATCGAAGGCGAAGGTCGCGCAATCATGCCGCCCCCATGAGAACGGCAGGCACCGGGCGGCCTCGATGGCTTCCGCAAGGCGAAGTTCCCAGCCGGGACGGCGGGTCGTCATGGCTGCGATGACCGACTTTCTTTCTGCCGCATCCGTCATCCCCGCCCCCAGGTGATTTCCCGATCCTGGATCGCAGCCACATATTCAAAGCCGAGATCGCCGGGAAAGAGCGCCTGCTGGCTTTCATGCGTGTAGCGCCAGCTGCGTGGGGTGTTGAGATCGATCAGACGGCTTTCGTAACTGATGGTGATCCGGCAGCTCTCCGCATCATCGGCGATCTCGGGCACATCGAGGCGCCCGGCAAAAGCCAGCACCGGATCGGCGATGATCTGGCCCTCCGGGGTCAGAAGCCCAAGCCAGACCCGGCCGGGCAGTCCTTGCCGCGCCTCGGCGATCGCCATCTGCACCAGATCGAGCGGAATGCCGGAGAGCGAGACCGAAGTGCCGCCCGCCACCACCTCGGAGGTTTCCTCGATGGCCCCAAGCCCTAGAAGCGCCCCCGCGCCCGACCAGGACTGACCGGCCCAGCCGATCTCGCCGAGGCCGGACCAGAGCCGCACCGTGCCGGAAGCAAAGACGCCCTCGAAGAAGATCACCGGACGCAGATCGCGGTCCGCCAATGCCGCGGCAAAGTCAGGCGTCAGATCGCGGCTCATAGCGCCTCCCGGGCGGCGAGGGTGAAGAGGAAGCTGTCCGCGCGGCCGATCCGGGTTGGCACCGGGGCGGTCAGGCGCAGCACGACGGACGGGGCCGCGATCTCGAGGGGCGTGCCATCGACGGGCGACGTCCGGAGCCGCGGCACGAAGGCCAGTGTGGCCTGTCCGGTCTCGTCCGTCGCCACGTCCGCCGTCAGCTGGTGGAGCCGGGTCTGGGCATCGGTCCCAAGCGAGAAGAAGTCCCCGGCCAGAAGCGGTGCCGAGAAGGGTGGCCATCCGGCGGTCACCAGCGTGGCCCCAGTCTGGAATCCGCCCGCGACAAGGGGCGCAAGCGTAGTCCCCGGTTGCCGGATCGTCGGGTCACGGAACAGGAACCGCCCGCGCGGACCGCCAAGGGCTGCGAGGAAGGCCGAGAGACGGCGGCCGTCACGCCCGGTCGTCCGCGCCATCTCGATGGCGAAGTCCCACCACTCCCCGCCCCAGTCCTGCACCTCCTCGGTGCCGGTGAAGGGTGAGGCCGAGACAGCCGTGGCACTGACGAGGCGGCGTTCGAGGGATTGCACCAGCGTGAGGGGCAATTCGGGGATCATCGGTCCGGCTTCCTCTCTTCTGTCTCACAGCGCATGGCCACGCCGTCGACCATCGGCCACGCTGGCCTTGGCCAGACGCGCAATCTCCGGGATCGCCGCGCGCAGCCTGGCATCGATCTCTTCCGCCACACCCGATTGTGCGCCGCGGGCATCAATGCTGATCGACACGCCGCTGGTGCCGCCTCCGCCCATGCCACTCGCAACCTCGCGCCGCGACAGCACCCGTTCGCCCCGCTGCAGGATCGCGGGCACCTCGTCAGGACGAAGCCCCGCCCAGCCCCCGGAATGCATCCGGGGCGCACCCACAAAGGCCAGCGCGGGCACCATGCGACCGGGACCGGGGGCGCCGACCATCCCGCCCGCGTGCTTCACCGGGGCGAAGATCCCGCCCAGCCCTTTTGAGAGCCAGTCGGCCAGGGGCCCGAGCACAGAGTTCTTGAACGCCAGCGTCGCGAGATCGGCGAGGATCGAGGAGATCAGCGATTTGAAGTCGAACTTGCCGGTGGTGACAAACTTCCGGAAGGCGCTCTCGGCCGAGGTGAAGGCCGAGACCAGCGTCTCGCCCAGCCCCTTGCCCCAATCCATCGCACCTTTGGCATAGTCCGCCAGGGACTGGGTGACCTGCGCCCAGCCCGCCGCCGCCTCTTCGGCCGCGGTCTTCGCCGCTGCCCCGGCACCTCCCGCCGCGCGGCCAGCGTCGTCAAAGCTTTCGCCAAGGGCGTCGGCCGTATCCGTGGCACGGTCCAGGGCATCTTCGCCCTCGTCCCCGGCACCGGTCACGGCATCCTTCAGCGCCTGCCAACTGGCAAGCGGTCGACCGGCGGCATCGGCCAGCATGCCTGCCGCCTCGCGGTAGCCCGCAGCCGTGGCCCGGGCATCGTCCGCCATGACACCGAGGCCGAGATCTGGCGCGGTGAGGTAGGTGCCTGCGAGGGCGTTCGAGAAGGCCTCGGCCGCAGCCGTGCCTGCAGCCGTTGCCGCCCCCTCGAACGGGTTGCCGATGCGTGCCAGTTCGACAGGATCGAGTGTGCCGATCCGCACCCCGCCTTCCCCTGTCGCCCATTCGGGCAGGAGCGCCAACGCCGCGTTCAAGCCGTTGATGAAATTGTTGATGCGCGTGACGACACCGTTCAGCATCGCCTCGACGCCGGAGATCAGACCGTTCGCGGCCTGGAAGGCAAAGTCACCGATGGCACCGGGCAGACTGCCCCAGATCGCCACTGCCGCATCATAAGCCCCCTGGAAGATGGCCGCCGTCCGGTCGCCGAAGCTGACCACGCCCGCGATGGTGCCTTCGATCGCCGACAGCCCGGCAGCTTTCAGTTCCTCCCAGCCAGCGGTCATGGTGGCAAAGGCCGCATCGAGCGCGAGGCCGATGCGCGACCACACTTCCGATGCCAGATCGGCCAGCAGGCGGAACGCTTCACCCAGGCCGCCAACCCGGGCCACCAGCTGCGAGACCTGATAGACCAACTCGCCTGCGCCCACGATCAGCGCGCCGATGCCGGTCCGGATCAGCGCCGCGCGCATGATGACCAGCGCTGTCGCGAGGCCCCGCACCGACAGGGCGGCAATGGCCAGGCCTGCCACCCAGCGTCCGGCCAGGAAGGCAGCGAAGGTCGCGGCATAGGTGCCGAGCCGCGCGAGGTTGTCGAAGACGGCACTGATCGCGCCGCCGATGGGCCCGGTGCCGCGGGCCATGTCGGCCAGCGCGTTCGCCACGGCTTCCAGCGCCGGGGCGACGGCGGCGGTCAAACGGTTGGTCAGCCCGAGCCAGATCAGGCTCAGCTTGGCGATAGCATCGCCGGTGCGTTCGATCTGCGTCGCATCGGCAGCGCTTACTGCCACTCCGAAGTCGCGCACATCTTGCGCCGCTTCGCGCAGCGTGGCCGGATCAATCCGCAAGAACGCCAGCGCCGCCTTGTCGCCGAAGAGATCGGATGCCACGGCCGCGCGTTCGGCTTCCGGCACAAACCGGTTCAGGGCTTCCTGAATGGCGACGATGCGCTGGTCGAGCGGCAGCGCCTGCAGTTCCGCCGCAGTCAGGTTCAGCCGCTGCAAGGCCCCGACGGCCGATCCTGATCCGGCGGCGGCCTCCGACAGCCGCGTGGTCAGCTTCTTGGTCGCCTGTTCGATCTCGCCCATCGAGACCCCGGCCAACTCGCCAGCCCATGTCAGCACCTGCAGGCTTTCGACCGTCGTCCGGAGCGAGGCCGCCATGTCGGCCTGTGCGCCGATGACGTTGAGCCCCGAGCGGACCATCGCCACGCCAGCCGCTGCGGCCGCAACCGTCACCGCCGCCAGTGCAATCCCGGCTTTGCGGGCAAAGCTGCCGAGGCGGGCGTTGGCCAGTTCCATCTCTGAGGACAGGCGGCCAAATCCGCGCGTGCCAGCCGCTCCGATGCCTTCAAGTTCTGCCCGGACCTTGCGGCCGCCTTCCGCGACAAGGCGGACTGAGATGCGTTTTTCAGCCATCGCGGTTTCCTTCCATCTGTTCGTTCAACTTGCGCACCATCACCGCCTCGATCTCTGGCAGCAGTTCGGCGGCGATCAGGGTGTCGATCCCGAGCGCCTTGGCCATCGCCAGTGCCGCGCCCATGTCCCAGCCCAGCACCGCGCCGGGGATCACGCGCACCTGCCCACCTAGACGGCCGACCAGATCCCAGACCTGCCAGCCGTCCAGCGTTTGCGGGCGGTTCAGTCTTGCGGGGCAGTCGGGGCAGATGCCCCCGCGGCCCTCGCAGGGTGTGCAGGCCGCGCAGTAGCGGTCGCCCCCGCCGAAGGACCAGTCGGCAAGGGCGCGGAGACGTTTTTTTCCGCGTCCAGGATCAGGCCGCGTGCGACATATTTGGTCTGGAACGCCTCGAAGACCGGCCAGATTTCCAGAAGGGCGTCGATCCCTTCGGGGGTGACGGGCACGATGTTGCCTGCATCATCGCCCACCCCCTCCCAATCCAGCACCGCGCGGCGGGCGACGGCCTTTGCCATGGCAAGGGCCAGCTCCTCTTGCGAGGCTCCTTCAGGAAGCGTCTCGATAGAAAGGTCAGCGCGGGCGGAGACCATCAGTGCAGTGGTCAGCGGGCCGACCAGCAGGCGCAGGCCGGGGACGAGCTCCAGCCATTGGGGCGCGGCGGTCAGGTTCAGGCGGATCATGGTCAGTAACTCACAATGCTGTTGATGAGGGTGGCGGTGCACATCCTGCCGGACGTCTCGGCCCGGGCCGCCTGCCAGTCAAAGCTGGCCTGCACGCCCTGCGGCCCGGAGATCTCGATCCGGGGGCGCGGCAGGTAGACGGCATGGGCGGTGAACGTGAAGCTTTCGCCCGAGGGCAGGACATAGGCGAAGGTGATCTCGCAGGGATCGCCGTTGATCGCCTGCGTTACCAGCGTGCTGTCGGCGAAGCGGACCTCGATCCGACCAGTCAGTGCGGCCAGTCCAGGATCCGCCCCGTCGATCTTGCCGTCGCTGCGGATGGTCTCGATCCGGTCGATGTTGTTGGCATAGGTGATCTCGGCTGACACCACATTGCCAAGAGCAATACCGTTGCGGCTGATCGCACCGTTGAAGTGGCCGAAGCGCCGCAACTCCAGGTCTGCAGGCGTGCCAGCCAGGGTGGTGCCAGCAATCGTCTCGCCCTGCGCCACCAGCCGGGCGGTCGCCGTGAGCAACCCTGCGCGCTGCACCTGCCAGCTGAGTTGATCCAGCATGCAGCCGGAATACATCGCAAAGCGCGGCACTTCCGGCATCGCCGTCTCGATCGACATCGACGGCAAGGTCCAGCCACCCGAGCGAAACTCGTGCGTATATGGCCCAGCGCCCGTGGTGACCGGATTGCCAAAACCCGCCTTCAGCCAGAAGCCGAAGGCCTCGGCATCGATCGGCACCATGACATCGCCGTCCGCCGTCACCGCGTCCTTGATCGGGGCCAGGGGATCGCGGCCTTCGCCCAGAAGTTCGCTGTTCAAAAGCGGCTGTTCCGATCCGAGCGAAGTGCTGGCGAAGGGCATCTTCGTGAAGCCACCCGCAGGCGGGGTGCCGTATGTGGTCTCGAACGCAAGCGCCATCTGCGCCCGCGCGCCTTGCGCACGTGCCATGAAAGAGGTTCCTTTCTACTGTGAACTGTCAGGGGGTGCCTTGCGGCGGGGCAGTTTCTCGGGTCATCTGCCAAGATGATTGGAAGGTTTCTCATTCGCCGCTTCACGCGTCCGTTGCGTCGTGTGGCATTTTTGTTGGTGGCATTCGCGATTGCGGCGGCCCTCATCGGCCAGCCCGATGCGCAAGCGCAGCAGGCAGGCGAGCTGGAGGCGCGGGTCAGCAAGGTTCTCGACGGCGACACCTTCACCTTGAGTGGCGAGTCCCGCCGGATCCGTGTCTGGGGACTCGATGCCCCAGAGTGGGATCAGAGCGGGGGCTCCACTGCCACCGCCACGCTGAGCAGCCTGATCTCCGGCGAAACCCTCATATGCAACGTTCTGGACATTGACCGGTACGGACGTCTGGTCGGGCAGTGCTTTCTGCCAGACGGGCGCGACATCGCGGCCGAGATGATCCGCTCAGGGGCTGCCACCGAGTATTGCCGGTATTCGAGCGGGTACTACGGCACCTGCTGAGCAGGCGAGCAAAGGACCCGCCATCGAAAGGGAGTCTTGGGCCATGATCGAAGGTTTCTTCTTCCTGATGTTCGGGCTGGCCGCCCTTTATCTTACCCTGTGGCTCCTGATCCTGTTGCCCGCCGAAATGGCAGAAGCAAGAGGACGCAGTGCCTTCAACTGGATCATGGTCAGCCTCTTCTGCTCGCCCTTTTTCGCAATCTTTCTTCTGTGGTGGCTTGGGGACCATCCTGACCGGGAGCACGAAAGGAACATCGACTGACCGAGGTCTGATTTTGTCAGGCTGCTATGATGGGGTCAGGCCAAGGGGCCTGTCGTGGTGTAGTGCAGGACAACGGTGATCACCGCCGCTTTCAGCGTCGCCGCGCCTTCGATTGGCAGATCGACCGAGGCTGGGGCTTCGGGTTCGACCCAGTCACAAAGGCCGCCAAGCGTCCGGTCGGCTTCTAGCGTGGTCCCGATGGCGGCGATCAGGGTGTCGAAGGCACTGGCCCGGCCGGTGCCCGCCTGGACGACGACCTCCAACTCGGCGCGGTGCTGGTAGTGATAACGTAGGGGCGACAGCGTCACGTCCGGCTCGCCCGGTTGGCCGTCGCGCAGGATGATCAGGCCGGCAGGCGGGATCCTTTCAGGCAGAATTTCATCGCGCAAGGTGAGCGCGGCAAGTGGCTGCAGCCGCGCGTGCAACGCGGTGAGGACGGTTTCGCGGATTGTGGGCATGGGCTCGGGTCTTTCGGAGCTCAGTTGTCACAGAAAGAAGCGTTCTTCACGTGTCTCAGGTTGTGCTGGTGGCCGCGATGGGTAGCTTTGAATTTCCTAGCGAATCGGAGAGTTTAGATGCCGTCCAATGTAAAGATCAGTGGAAGCCTGATACCCTGTCTGTCAGCTTTCCTGTCGATGGCGGCTGCAGCATACGCAGGAGACCTCAGAACAAGCCCAGACATTGCCCAATGTGACTATTACTTTTCGGGGAGTATCGAGGCGGGAGACGCAGACAGGATCGAAGCGGCGATTGCTGCCACCGCATCGGGGACGCGGCTGTGCCTGAACAGTCCCGGCGGAGATTTCGTCGAAGGCCTTAGGATGTTTCACGTCATCTGGAACAAGGATTCGGTCGCAACATATGTCAGAAATGGCGACAACTGTCTGTCGGCCTGTGCCATTGCGTTCCTTGGTGGATCGCTGGTCGTCGGAACCGGGGCAATCAGATCGAAGAACGCAGTGATCGAGCCTGGTGCATGGCTGGGATTTCACGCGCCGCGTCTTGTCCTGCCAGACGGCGGCGCGCACTCGTCAGCCAATGTGCGTGACGCCTACGCTCTTGCCCTGATCGACACTTCCCGCCTCTTTGCACTCACGCAGAATGTGGAACATGGCGCCAGGGGCATGTCCGAATTCCTATTCGCCCGGACGATCGCAACACCGCCAGATTTAATCTACGCGATCGACACGATAGGAAAGGCAAGTCTGGCTCAGGTCAGCCTCGCTCAAGTGCCGTTTCCGGAAATCACTTGGGGGGGCCTGAGAAACGTCTGCGATACAGCGGTCATCATGACTGACGGACAGTTCTCAGGGATCGATAACGTCGACGAGGCGTTCAAGACTTTCGCTGACACTGGGCAGGATGGGTCGGGAAAGCCAATCGCCCTTGATGACCGAGTCTGGAGCTGGAGTTCGGGTTACTTCGTGAACTTCGTCATTCGGGGCTACCCAGCTCCACATGTGAATGAGACCTTCTGCAAGATATCCCTAAGCCAAGTAGCGCTGGATAGGGAGACGAACCTGCCGTTGGAAGACCGAGATCCAACGACGCAGTGGTTTTCAGTCACGCTTTGGACAGACGCGCAAGTTCCGGTTGACCGGTCCTTTTCAAGCTATGCTGAAAATAGCGCCAAGGCAGACGAGCTGGTATCGGTCCCATGGGCGGCCTTGTGGGATCCGATGACACCGTTAAGTCGCTTTGTTCCATAGGCCCGCGAATTCCACGTCCCTCGCGGCTTTGGTTCGTCAGAAAAGCCGACGTCAGACCCTACCTTCCACCCAACCCGCCACGATCCGCCCCGGCACGCTCGCCGCCGCCCGCTCTGCAGCCTGCGCCAGAGCCAGCCGCTTGCGCAATTTGACCTGTGGCACAAGAAGGAAGATCGGCACGGTTGCAACGCCGCGTCCAATTTTTGATTTGGAAGCCACAGCCCGGCCTTTCGAATTCAACCGCCCCTCCGCCACCAACAGGCTTGGGCCTCTGCGGCGGTAGATGAACCGCAGGCGCAACCCCGTGCGGCGTTCCCATTCGCCGGGGGTGATCCGGCCGCCCTTGGTGCTCTTTCCGGCGGCCGGGGTCGGGATCGCCAGCCAAAACCCATCCTTTGACCGGATCAGCGGCCCGGTGTCATGCGCGCCGATGATCACCGGGGCGTTGGACCAGACCAGCGCCGCTGCGTTCAGGCTGTCGCCGGATTTGGGGAAGCTGGCGAGGCGGATGGAGTTGCCCAGCCTGGTGCCGAGGCCAGCGCCGGTGATCTGGCCGCGCCAGGCGGATTTCAGGGAAGTGCCCGCCTCGCGCATGGCGGCGGATACGACCTTTTCCCCGGCGGCGACTTCGGCTTGCATCAGGGCGACGAGGTCGGGGTCGAACGAGATCTTCAGCTTCATGATGGCCGCAGGTCCAGCGACCAGATCAGGCGTTCGCGGTCGCGCACCGGCTCGCCCTGAATGGTGAAGCTGTCGGCCCCGATCACGATCAGATCGCCGGGTCGGGGATCTGGCAGGTCGGACACGCGCACATCCACCATCATGCTGTCGCTGACAAAGCGCCCAGCGCCGAATTCCGTGATCCGATCCGGGGCGCGGTGGATGACGCGAATGGGGCGTTCCTCCGAGGTGGTTGCAGAAATCCAGACAGCGGCCGCCGCCATGGACGGGTTGGCATAGATCCGGTCCATTGCGGCGGCGAAGACATTCATGTCGGGGCCGTCAGTTCGAGGTGTGAATGCGGATCGCGATGCGCGGCCGCTTGTTCACCGGAAGGATCGAGGCCTCGGTCATCAGGTCGATCCAGCGCCCCTTTTCGTCGAGGTGCTGGCGGGCGTAGAGCGGCAGGCCCATTGTGTTTGCCGCTTCCAGCAGGTTGGCTGGGCCGCCGTAAGTGGTGAAGGTGTCCATCGTGCCCAATGGGAAGGCGATGCCCTCGTTCGCCGGAACCAGCCGTTCGGTCGCCTTGGTCGAGAGGGTGACGGCGCCCGAGTATTCCTCGAACACCATGCCCGCGAACGGGAAGTTCCGCCGCACATCCTGACGCAGGGGCTGCGCGCCGGTGGCGGCGTAGAACTTGTAGGCCTCCTCGGTCTTCGGATGCGCGATCAACTTGTCGAAGAATTCCCGGCTGACGAGGGCATGCACGTCCGACATGCTTTCGCCGAGGAGGTTGTCCTCGATTGCCCGCAAAACCTCGCGTACCTTGCTTTGGACGAGGGTGCCAGCGGTGCCCAGCAGGAAATCCACCGAGATTTGCGCCAGCCCGAATTCGGTGAAGTAGTTGTAGAGGGTCGTCCCGGCCCCGTCTTTGACGATGCCGCGCAGCGCGTTCATCTCCATGTATTCGCGGGTTTGGGCATGCTTCCGGCGCATCAACTGCAGCTTGCGGTTCATCACCTCGACCAGAGGATCGGCCCCATCGAAGACGCCCAGCGCGGGTTGGCCCTGAATGTCATTGGGCAGGATGACATCATCATGCGGGATCCACGGCAGGGCGAAGCTGCGCATCGAGCGCCCCTCGCGGGTGCCGACGGTGGCAGGACCGCCGAGCGGCACCGAAGGCAGCAGGTTCAGCACGCCCTCGTATTGCTCGATGATGACAGAGCGTTGGGTGACGCCTTCAAAGCGGAAAAGGCCGATCTGGCCGAGGCGGGTGTAGAGGTTGGGCAGGATGTTGATGGCCTGCGTCATCTCTGCCAGCGAATAGCCGCCAGCGTCAAAGGGATTGCGGACAAGGGTCATGGGGTGCTCCGGGGGATTTGGGGAAAGTGGGCGACGCCAAGCGTCAGAGGTCGCGCGTCAGACGCCGTCGCGGGCGATGATGCCAACGGCGGCCAACTGGGCGATCTTGGCGGTGATCTTGGCCGCGTCGTTGACAGTGCCCTCGTAGGCAAGGCCTGCGCGCGACACGATGGAGGGGCCACGAGCGACGACGATACCGGTGGCGTCCGCCAACGTGGCATTCACCGAATACAGAAGGACCGCGACGGCGACCTGCGCGCCATCAGCCCCGGTTGCGGCAGACAATGTGTATTTGCCGCTGGCGGTGATGCGTCCCAGGACGGAACCAGAGGGGTAGGAGGTGCCGATCAGCAGTGTGACCACCTCGCGGGTGTAGTTCGGGTTGACCTCATATTTGAGGACATCGCCCATGCTGGGCGGTTCCGTCAGGACGGGCATTGGTCAGTCTCCATGGTTTGGGGGATGGGGAAGGTGAGGGAAGCAGGCGCTGGTTCAGCGCTTGCCGTCGGTCGCGGCCTTCCTGGCGGCCGCGATGATCGGGCTGTCTTTGGCGGTTGCCGCGGCCGGAGCAGTCGCGATGATCCCCGCCGCGTCACTGCGGGCGGCAAGATCAGCCAACACGCGGGCGCGCAGGGCTTCAGGCTTCAGCCCCTTGGTGACCGCGTCGGCCGCGTCGATGGTTACGCCAAGACGGGCGGCCTGCGCGCAAACTTGCGCAACCTCGGCCGCCTCGGCGCGCACGGCGTCGGCGGTCATGGTGGTGGTGACGGGCGCTGCCGCGTTCACCGGCGGTTCGAGCGTGGCGGGTGCGACCGCGACGGCAGGCATTGCCGCAGGAGGAGCGGCAACTGGTGCCGGGGTCGGGGTTTCTGTGGGCGTGGTGGCCATCTGTGGACCCTTTCTGCTGGGGGAAGTGGTGCCGCGGGGTGCGGCGGCGAAGGCGTGGAAGGCGGTGCCAGGATCGGCGAGTTCGTCGGCCAGACCGGCGGCAATGGCATCGGACCCGCGAAAGACGGCGGCTTCGGTGGCCAGCGCTGCCGCTTGGGTCAGCCGATCCCCGCGACCGGCGGCGACGGTTTCCGCGAAGAGGAAACGCACCACCTCCAGCTCGCGCTGCATCTGGTCGTGCACCGCCTCTGGCAGGGGCTGATACGGGTTCGCATCGACCTTGTGGACCCCGGCATGGATCAGCGTGACAGCTATCCCTTTCTGATCCAGCGCGCCGCTCATGTCGGTGTGCAGCGCCACCACGCCGATGCTGCCGACAGCGCCGGTGCGGGGCAGGATGATCCGGTCGGCCTGGGAGGCGAGGACATAGCCAGCCGACAGGGCGTGTTCTGCGACGAACGCCTGCACCGGCTTCTGCGCCCGGGCGGCGCGGATGCGGTCGGCCAGATCGAAGGCCCCGGCAACCTCGCCACCGAAGCTGTCGATGTCGAGCGCAATGCCGCGAACGCCGGGATCCACTAGCGCCGCCTGCAGCTGGGCCGCGATCCCCTCATAGGAGGTCAGGCCGGAGGACTGCCCGATCCACGCGCCACGGTGCACAAGTGTGCCCGCGATTTCGATGACCGCGATACCATCCACCACCGCAAAAGGCTGGCTGCCGTTCCGCTGATGACGCTGGGCCAGATCGTTTCCGAACAGCGATGTCCGGGCGGGCAGGCTGGTGGCAGTTTGATCAGCGGCTTCCACCTCCAGCCCCTGGAAGGTGATCTCCTGCCCGGTGATGCGCGGCCCCAGCCCGGACAGGAATGCCAGTGCCTTGGCCGGATCGACCATCAGCGGAGTGTTGAACGCCCGCTGGGCAATTTGGGCGTGGTGCATCATGCGCCCTCCTTGGGCTCGGGTTTCTCGTCGCCGGTGTCGTCGGCCTCGTCGTCTTTGGCGCCGTCTTGATCAGCGTCTTTCGCCGCACCTTCGCCCGGCGCCTGCGCCGGGGATCCCGGCCGCCGGAAGTCGAGGCCCAGCGCCAGTTCTCTCTTCCGCTCAGCAGCGATTTCCCGGTCAACCTGTTCGGCGTCGTACCCACGCTCGGCCAAGGCTTGAGTTCGGGATTTCAGGCCCGCTTCGATTTGCAGGATCTCGGCAGAGGCGTCCTTCATCGGGTCGATCCAGTCCCATTTGGTCGGGAGCCAGGCGCAGGCCTGATATTGCCGCCGCTGGCTGTCGTAGCCGGGCAGGTCCAGCGCGCCCGACAACACGGCGGTGTCCATCCAGCGCACCCAGACCGCACGGCAGAGCTGATAGACCAATACGCCATGCTGCCAGGCGGATATCCGACGGCGGAATTCGATAAGGGAAATTCGCGTGTTGGAGAAGTTGCCCTTCGCTGTGTCGCCGGTGAGATATCCGTAGGGCACGCCCAGCGCGGCGGCGATTTGCAGCAGGGTGCGGTACTGGAACGGCTCATAGGTGCCGCCTGAGTCTGGCGTCGCCGGGGTCGAGACATCTTCGCCGGGATCGAGGCGCACCACCTGCCCGGGCTCGACCTCCAGATCCTCCTCGGTCGGTTCCAGTGGGGTTTCTGGCGCGGGCGAGGTGATGAACATCGCGAACATCGCCGCGATCTTCTTCCGCTCCAGCTCGGCGTCGTCATAGAGGTCCAGCGTGAACAGTTTCACGATGGCGGCGGCAAACCGCGACACGCCGCGCAACTGGCCTGCCTCCACCGGGTCGAGGACATGGATCACGTCGCCAGCTGGAACACGGACAGTTTCGCCCGCGAGGCCGGGATCGGTCAGATCACCTGGGTGGCGGCGCAGGAAGTGATAGGCGACGCGCCGACCGATGCCGTCAAACTCGATGCCCTGACGGATCAGCCCGGCACCGGGCAAGGTCCGGTTCATATCCAATGGCAGCATTTCGGCGGGAAGCATCTGCAACTGAAGGGGAACGGTCAGACGGTCTTCAGCGCGACGTGGCCGGATGCGAATGAACACCTCGCCCGACAAGAACACCTCGCGCGCCGCCCTGCGCTGAAGCCCATAGAAATCCGTCAACCCTTCGGCATCGGCATCATCGGTCCAGGCGAGCCACAGCGCCTGCAGTTCTTCTTTTTTGGCGGCATCCATGATCGTGGACGACGGCTTTATCCCATCCCCGACCACGTTGCTGGCGAAACTCTCCACCGCGTTTGCCGCATAGCCGTTGTTGCGGACCAGCCAGCGCGCCCGGGCGGTGATCGTGTCGCCCGAGGCAGCGATCAGCGTGTTCACATGCGCGCGGCTGGCCCGGAACCCGCGCAGGCGACGATGGGCTTGGGCTGCATCGAACCCGCCGATGATTGACCCTAACCGCTGGCGGAAAGCCTCGAACGCCATGGATCACAGACCCTTCGAGGCCACGGTGCCCCAGCGCCGACGACGTGGCGTGCCGGAGGTGGCCGTGGCGATCCGGGTTTCCAGATCGCTGATCGCGTTCGCCAGTTCGGCGTCCGAGCCATAGTTGATCGATTTGCCGTCATAGCTCACCGACCGGACGCCCGCAAAACGTGCCTCCTGCAGCGCGGCCAACAGTGCGCGCATCCGTTCCAGATCCATCTCAATCCCTCATGAAGTTCGGTGTGTAAGCCCGGCGCTTGCGGCGCGGTGTGGTTGGCGTTCCGGCCTTGGGCGCGGCGGGCGTGGCCTGTTCTGCAGGGGCCGCAACCTGCCCAGCCGGTCGGGTTTCCACCCCGGCCTGCGCTTCCAGCCGCCGCCATGTCGCCTCATCCCAGCGATCCGCGCCCATGATCCAGGCTGCCGCCCGGGCATAAACCCGGGTGTCGAGCGCCTCGTTGCGTTCGCGCATCTTCTGCCATTCGGGGTGGGCATAGCCGCGCTTGTTCCGCACTGTGACCAGCTGTTCGGCCACCAGCTGCTTCAGCCATTCGGTGTCGATCCAGTCGGGCAAGTGCACGGTGCCGGGTGCGTCCAGCACGCCCAGCGCCCGGTCCTCGTCACTCGGCCGTTCCAGCCGCAGGAAGCGGTAGGTTTCGGTCTTGAAGGTCGCGGTGGCCACTGACCACAGTCGTGCCCCGCGTCGCAGACGCTTGCCGCCGATGGTGGCATCCACGAAGGTCGGGCCCGACACCGGCGTCGCGCGGTTGAAGCCTTCGAGACCCTTGATCGGGGCCACCTGGTCAAAGCCCTGTTTCCGCGCCCATGCGTACACCGCCGGGGCTTCGTAGCCCGTGTCGATGACCAGCTTGCCGATCACCATCACCGCGCCATTGGCGCAGCCCCATGTCCGCCCCAACAGGGCAGTGAGCTTGTCCCAGCAGGCGGGATCATCCGGGCCGCCAGCAATCACGATGTGATCGACGAGCCAGCTTTCCAAGCCGCGACCCCAGGCCCAGACGTCGACCTCGATCCGGTCTTTCTGCACGTCCACGCCAGCCGTCAGGAACAGACCGCCCATCGGGATCTGCACCCCACCATACGACTCGCGCCGTTCGGCAAGACGCTGCCATTCGGGGGCGTCGCCGCTTTCGACCCATGTTTCGCCCAGCAGGGTATTGCGCGCGACGCGCAGCATCTCTTCCGAGCCCTGCGCCGCCAGCCACTCGCGCGCGATCTGCTGCCAGCTTTTCCAGCCCAGCGGCGAGTAGAGCGCCGAGATGTGGAAGCCGATGGAATGCGGATCGGCGGACACTGCCGTCGCCCGCCATTCGCCCCGTTCCAGCATCTGCGTCTTGTGATGCTCGGCGATGGGGCGTTCGCAGCCTTCGCAGTGGTAGGCCGCCGTGTCGGGCCGACCTTTGTCCCAGCGCAGGCGTTCGAACTGCAGCCATTGCATCGCCCCGCAGTGGGGGCACGGCACGAAATACCGGCGCTGATCGCTGGCATCAAACTCCCGTTCGATGCGGGACAATCCCCGGATTGTCGGGGTAGAGACCATGAACACCTTGCGGCGGTGCGAGAAGGTGGTGGTGCGCGCCTCGGCCAGTGTGACCGGGTCGCCTTCTTCGTCGGCTGAAGCCGGATAGGCGTCGACCTCGTCCAGAAAGATGTAGCGCGCGGGCATCGACCGCAGGCCGGTGGCGCTGTTGGCACCGGTCAGCACCAGGATACCGCCGGGAAACTCTTTTGAGAGCATCGAGTTGCCCGCGTCGCGGGATCGGGCCGGATTGACCCGCTCGCGCAGGGCCGGACTGTCCGCGATCAGGGGATCAAGACGGCCCCGCGACGTGCGTTTGGCGAGTTCCAGGGATGGCAATACTGCCAGCATCGGCCCCGGCGCGTGATGGATGACAAAGCCGATCCAGTTGTTGCCAGCCTCGGTCGCGCCAACCTGTGCCGCCTTCATGAAGGTCACACGCTGCGCCGGGTGACGCGGCGACAGCGCATCCATGATCTCGCGGAGATAGGGCGCGCGCGCGGTGCGATAGCGCCCCGGTTCGGCCGCACCGCGAGACGACAGCCAGCGATGTTCATCCGCCCATTCCGACACGGTCAGGTCCGGATCGGGACGCATCCCCTTTCGCCAGGAGCGCAGGATGTCCTCGGCCCCGTCAAAGCCAAGGTCGAGATCGACGGTCAGATCATCGCTATCCGAGGGAAACTCGGAGGTCAGCGAGGGCGTCGAGGTGCTGTCTGACATGGGCTTCCAACACCCTCTGCAGGATCGCGGCCTCGATGATCACCGGCGTTCCGGTTTGTTTCTCCACTCCCAAGGCCACTTCAGCCGCCATCAGCGCTGCCACTCTGTTGGGCCAAGTGACCCAAGTATCGCGTTCCTGTCGGGCCAACCGGAACACCAGCGCTTCCGCCCGGGCCCGGTCGACCAGCGTGCCCTTCTTTTTCTGGATGCCAAGCTGCTTGTCCTGCGCCTGGTAGACGGTCAGCGCCGTGCGGGCCTTCAGATAGGACGAGCTGTCCGCGGGACCGCTGAACCCGCTATCGCCGCCGGTGCTGCGGCGCTGCTGGTCCGGATCGGTCATCTCGCCACGCCGTACATCGGACGCGGCAGCGTTGATCGATCCGTCGCTGTAAACCACCAGCCGACTGGCTTTGCGCGCCTTCTGGATCGCCCCGCGTGAGAGGCCGGAATGGGCTGAATACTCCCGCTCGGACATGCCTTCCAT